AGGAAGTTATTTAATAAAGCAGAATCAGATTATTATATAAAATTTAATATAGCTGGCTTGTTAAGAGGAGACAATAAATCTAGAGCAGATTATTATAAGTCACTATTTTATATTGGAGCTTATTCAATAAATGATATAAGATCTTTTGAAGATATGAATAAAGTTGATGACGGTGATACTCATTTTGTTCCAACAAATATGATGCCACTTGAAGATATGATGGTTAATTGGAAAAATCAAAATGATAATGAATTAATTTCAGCTGAACCTGAAGTAGATATTGATACAGAAGGTGATGATGATTATGTAGATAGTGAATAATGTTTTTAAAATAATAAAGTTATGAAAGATTTAGAAAGAAGAAATTTTAGCACAGGTAAATTATCAGTAGAGGAAAGAGCTGAGTCTCAAACTAATACTATTGTTGGCCATGCAGCTGTATTTAATTCTAGGTCTCAGGATTTAGGTGGATTCGTTGAGCAAATTGCTACAGGAGCTTTTGATAGTGTTCTTGAAGATGATGTTAGAGCTCTATTTAATCATAACCAAAATTTTGTATTGGGTAGAACAGTTTCTAAAACTTTGAGATTGTCAGTTGATGAACAAGGTTTAAGATATGAAATAGATATACCTAACACAACAGTTGGTAAAGATTTATTAGAAAGTATAAATCGTGGTGATATAAGTCAAAGCTCATTTGGTTTTATTGTAGGTGAAGATGAATGGGAAAAAACTGATGACGGTAATCTAAGAACAATTACAAAGGTAGAAAGATTATATGATGTTTCACCAGTAACTTACCCTGCGTATCCTGCTACTGATGCAGCTGTTCGTTCTATGGAAAATTGGAACAAAGAAACAGAAATTAAAAAAAATGTAGATGAAGAAAGAGATTTAATAGAAAGAGATTTAAAAAGATTGAAGACGGTAATAAAAAGTAAGTATTAATTAATTAAAATCAAGAAAATGGAAGATTCTTTAGACTTAAGAGGTAAACGTGCCGCTTTGGTTGATGAAATGCAATTATTAGTAGAGCAAGCATCAGCTGAAGGAAGATCGTTAACTTCTGAAGAAAATGAAAAGTGGGAAAAAATTAATGCTGATGTAGATTCAATGAAGTCAACTATTGACAAGATAGAAAGACAAGCTGAGTTAAATTCAGAATTAGTTACACGAGCTGATAAAATTTCTAAGTCAGTAGACGAGGTTGTTGTATCGGAGGAAGAAAGAAAACAAGCAGAAAGTATAGCATTTAGAAATTACCTATTAGGAGGTATGGACAAATTAACAAGTTCAGATAGAAAAATAATGGAAGAAAGAGCTCAGTCAGTTGGAACAAATTCAGCTGGGGGATTCTTAGTTCCAGAAGGTTTTTCTTACAACCTAGATGAAGCTCTTAAAGCTTATGGAGGTGTTCGTCAAGCTGCTGATGTTTTTGCAACTGCAAGCGGTAATGATTTACCTTGGCCAACTGTTAATGAAACGGCTCAAACTGGTGAATTATTAACTGAGAATGCT